GCGCGGGCGGTATTGAGCTGCTGCATCCAGCTAGCAGGAATCCGGCAATCAGCAGGCATAGGCTCTTTGGTAATTTCATGGCGAGTTTTCTGATAAATCGTGGTGTTGGTGACGCGGATTTGGCTAATGGCAGCCAGCGTCTTATCCGTGATCTCAGCAATGAGCTGGCGGTCGTGCGCTTGCTGCTCCAGTTGGTGACGCAAAGCTAAGGCGGCATCGCTCTCCACCTTCCAGCTTTTAAGCGTCCAGCCTGCCCCCACAAGGGCCAACGCCACAGAGAGATACAAGCCAAGACGCATCATGGCTGAGCGCTCAAACAGGTTTTATGCCGCTCAAGCTGGCGTGTCCAAACACCGGCACAGCGTTTGTTTCCGGGTGTGGAGCAGTCGTAGCCGCCGGAGTATTTGTACAGCAGCAGTGCATCACAGGCGGCTCGGTAGTTACCCGCCTGTAACCCTTTACGCATACTGGATTTATTCCACGCCCCTATGCCGTACTGGTACACCCAATCCATGTAGAGGTCGTATTCGGCTTGGAATAACGCCACCTTGGGCAAGGATTTACGAAACAGCGCTTCCTCTTGGCTGATATGGGCCTGAGCTTTAATCAAAGCCCGCACCGGCGTGGTGGTATCCCCCAGCTTTACTGGCTGTCCGCTTTCGTGGAAGGTGCTGCCAAAACCCACCGTAGGCCGGTCGTTTTGAGTCGGGATAACAGCCTTGTCGGTATAGCCTTCGTCTTGTAGCAACCCGACAAAGGCCATTGCTGAGAGTGATAGGCTCGCTGCTAAGATCCGGGCCTTCATGGAGATACCTCCCCTTTTAGCTGCTGCTTTTTAAGGTCATGCAGCTCCTGTTCCCGTTGATCTCTGCGTAGCTTGAAGTAGTAGTCCTGACGACTGCACCGCCAGCGAAAGTAATGGTTGACCAGATAGGTACCAATGGCCGTTAAGATGCCGACCAATATCCCCCAGTCGGTCAGAGTCATCGCGGACAGGATTGATAAAGCGCCACCCCCATAGCTGAGGGTTGAAGGTAGTTTTTCGGGAAGCATGACTCACCCATCCAATTAAAGATGGGCATAGTGTTCAAGTTGCCAGCAATACAGCCAAACCTTACAGGGGTTAGCTTAAATTGCTCCTTAACTCACACCCAATAGCAAGTATTGTGCTGAGGGATATCCTGTCGGGTGCTGCGCTTAAGATCGCAATCAGGACGCTCACCAAAGTATTTCGAGAACGAGCGCTCCGCCAAAGCCGACCGATCCAAATCCATAGTTTCGGAGTCCGGTAGCTCATAGGCCTTATGCAAAGCCCAATCGACAAGCTGGGGGTGATGGGCGCTATGCAGTTCTGGCTCTGCGTACTCCCCGCAAGACGATAAAGGACGCAATGGCAGGCGATAACACTCTAGGCGCAACACGCCATCAGCATCTGGCACCATGGCAAGGCGCAGGCGCTTATCTGTCTGAATAGCCGCAGTGACTCTCCCCTCTTTAGAACGCCAGCCGATCCCAAGTTGGGCATCCATCTCTTCAGCGCCCATCAACGCAATCGGACGAACCTCAGAACCATCATCAAAGGATAGATAGGTAATCTCCAGTACCGAGGGGTGCAGATCATAGATTGCCTGGCCGGCCTGTACCGAAATCTCACATACCGCCGCATCACTGGACTCATGAATCAACCGGCCACGGATACAGGCTTCGGATTCAGCCCCATCCAGCCAGCACTTGACCAGATCATCCGCCCACAAGTAAGGCTGGATCGTGTCCCGTGTGGTATTCCTGAAATCAGCTATCAGTTCTTTGAGGGTCATGATTAAGGAACCCCATACTGATCAACAAACCCAGTCACCTGATCGCGCAGCTTTTCAACACTGAGCCGCTTATTCAGATCCTGCCGGTAATGAATCTTGGCAAACTCAGCCAGAGCCTCCTTGTCCATGTGGCTGATCTGATCGCGCAGGTCTTGCAACTGGCTCAAGGCTTCCTGCTGTTCAGCCTCCCTTTGAGCAGCCACATCCAATAATGCCGCTGTGTCATCCGTAGGCTCTGGAATGGGCTCAATCGGCACCGCCTCAAGGACGCGCTCAAACACATCCGTGTGTTTCAACAGCTTCTTGGCCAAATCGGGTGGAACACAGCGCACCTGTCCCGGTATAAAGCTCAGCCCCGATTTATAGGCCCGCTCCATAAAGGAGTCGCGCTTGCCGGTATAGCGCACACCTACCGTATTTTGAGTCTGACTCATGGAGATCATCCAGTATGGCCGGGGCCGAAACCCCGGCTATAGGGTTACTTAGGCCCGGTCAACTCACCGGAAACAATCACATCCAGCCGCGCCGCTTTGGCATTGGCGGCTCCACCTGTGATGAGCACCAGATTGGCATCCTTGGCCAAAATCACGGGCGCTTTAGCCGTAGCAGCCCGCAATCGTGCCGCTGTGCTTAATACCAAGCCACTGCCAAAGTAAGCGGCATCCTGCGCCACCTCGTCATCATCCACACCATCCGCGTACTCAAAGCCGATTGAACCGGTGACTGAGGCAGTAAAGGTGGTTGAGATGATGATCTGAGCATCACTCAAACGCATACCGGCAGGTAGGACACCCAACACTACCTTGTCACCACTGGCCAAGGCGGCGGCTGAGTTGGCATCCTCAGCACCACCGGCGCTGTTGGTGGTCAGCTTAAAGTGCAGCTCCGTGAGGTTGCCAAAGGGCGACACGCCCCCGAACTGGCGCTTACCCAACTGATTCAGGGTTACGGTAGCCATTATTTACCTGCTCCAATGATGGGTACGGCGGTATCAATCACGGTCACACCGTAATCGGTGATTTCTTTGCCTAAGCCGGTATCCACCTCATAGCGGATCTTGGATACACCGCGAATGGTGCCAATCAGCAGCTCCATCTTGTCGCCGTGATCCAGCTCCTTTTCACTCCAGAAGAAGGGAATGCCGGACAGATTGGAGGAAGCAAAAGCCTCGGCCACAGCTTGGCCACCGAGTAAAATGGCGCGATCCACCGCGAAGTTAGTACCAAAACCCGCAGGTACCACACAGGAGGACTCGGTTTCAGAGTCAAAGCTGGCGCAATACTTAATCGTGCTGCCCGCATAGAACCGAATCGGCTTGGGCATTTTCACAATCAGGATGCCGTTCCACAGACCCGCCTCGCCCATAAACAAAGGATGCTGACCGGCTTGAGAGGCACGTGCCATAGCGGAGGACTGCATGGCCCGGAAATTAGAATCAGTCACAAAGCTGCTGTACTGAGCTGGAGACACCAAGAGCACCCGAATGGGCGAATCACTGGCCATCTTGTCGCCTTCAAACATCACGCAAGGCGGCGGCAGTGCGATCTGCTCCATCACAGTACGGATGGAATCCACCGTATCCATACTCAGTAAATCGGTGGTAGTCATATCCAGCTCGCCGCCGCTGACCGTAAACGGCTTAATGGCATCGCCATCAGCAATGTAATGGCGGTTCTTGGTTGGAGCTTTGATCGGGTTAACCATGATCTCAGCAAACTGAGGATCGTTGGCCGTTGGCACTACCCACTCAATGTTGCTGTGAAACCCCCGCGCACCGGCCATATGAACCAACAGTGATTGATCGGTATAACGATCCATCAGGTTCTGCGCCACCGGACGACCTAGATTACGGAAATCCACCGGGCTACGAATACTGGTCATGGTATTGCCCAGATCAATCGGGAAGCGTGCTTGATTCACCCGCAAGCGATCTTCCGACAGGTTCATACCGATACCACGGCCTTCCGCGTAATTGCTGCCCATAATCGGCTTACCACCGACCGGATTCAGCAAATGAAAGGTCACTTCATCACCCGTGCTCTTACCCAAGTCTTGGCAGCGCACAATAGGCATATGCTGGGTAGTTTGCTTGCGTAAAGTCGCCTCAGCACCCGCTGTACCCTTGGGCATCTTGCCGGACAGTCGATTGAGCGTGGTATTGCGCTGCATGTGCATAGCAAACAGGCCAGCGGCCTGCTGCACCATATTCGTTTTATTACCGTATGCGGCATTCGTTTTACTGGACATGGATCATCCTCAGCAGAGCTGATGGTTAAAGTTGATTAAGCAATGCGTTGATTTGCTCAGGAGACTTGCCGTCAAAGGCATCCATCAGCTGAACGCCACCCATACTGCGCAGTGCCTCATTGGGATCAGTGGCCGGACGAGCGCCCGGAATATCAGACAGGCTGTTGGGTACGGCAGGCTTGGCTTGCTGCACCTTGGTAGCAGCGGCGGCTTTCAAAGCATCAAGGTTATCTGTCTGGGGTTGAGCCGCCTGAGCCGGAGCAATGCCCAACTCCTGCTTAAACCGATCCAGAAGATTGACCACCTGAGCGGCTGATCCATTACTGATGACGTTCTGGTAGGTCTCTTGCAGATAGTCAGGCTGAGCATTCAGCCAATCATTCAGCTCCTTGCTGTCCGCAATCTGGCCTGCATCCGGGTGTTTCTCCAGGATAGCCTGATGGTGGGACTGGTTCGCCTGAGCGATGCGCTGTTCCTCAATGGGAACAACCTTGGACTCCAGATCATCCACACGGGCTAACTTAGTCTCCAGTTGATTGAAACGGCCCATCATTTCTGCGCGGAACGCTTCATTAGAGCGCCGATTCAATTCAGCTAAACCCTTCGCCATAGCTTCTTCAGAAAAGTCGCCAAACAAGGAAGCATCTGCGCCTTGCTCAATGGCCTGCGCGGTGGCTTGGGCTGTAGTGCTGGACTGCTGCTCTGGTGAACTCGCACCTTGCGCAGATTGCTGGGCTGCTTTTAGCTCTGCCAGCTCACGCGCCATAGCCTCATTCTGCGATTGCAGCGACTGAGCCTTAAGTTCATGGTCCTGAGCCAGCTTCTGGTAATCCGGTGTGAATTGAGGTGGCTGGCCTTCGGTCGCTGGATTAGGTGTGGTGGTCGCTGACGGATCAGGATTAGAACCGGGCTGTGGCTCGACAGGATCAACATCAGCCGAAGCAGTAGCAGCAATAGGTTCATCAGACAGCTCCAGAAAATGAGCGGCCTGTTCAGGTGTCAGGTCACCGTTTACAGAATTAAGGTATTCAAACTGGGCATTATTGGCGGTACTCATGGCTCCCCCGCAGGTTGAGTGTCAACGCTGGGGAGAGTTTGAGAGGGAGCGAGGGGTAAACGGAAACCCTACAGGGGGTGAGTAAAAATCCGGGAAAATCCCGGATTTAAATAGTGAAGTTAGGGGCCTATTTCAGCGAAAACTTAACCTCGGATATCCTGAGCGTGGCCCGAAGTCCAAATAGGTTGACTGTGATCACCAGCCGCTGCCAAATTCAAACGCCCGTCAAAAGCTTTACGCCGACGAGCCGCTTGCTCCATCTGTGGCCCGAAACGCTCATGCAGGTGGGCTACTGCTTCACGACATTCGCCTAAGCACTTGCGAACATTCATGGTTAAGGGCGCTCGCAGGGTTTCAAAAACGGGCTTAAGTTTCTCACCCACATAGACAAGTTCTAGCGTGTCGATGCAGAACACATAGAGCATCGCCAGATCCAACTCATTCAAGGTTGGGTTGATGGTGGGTTCTTTCCCCAGCCACTCCCCTTCATGCACGTTGTAAGCCGCGATGAAATTCCGCGCGCTATCAAGCTGAGTAGCGGGAATATCCTCAGCGCTCACTACGCTAAACGCCTTATGTACCTGTGACCAAACGTGCATCTTGGCGCGCTGACGGGCTTTGGTTGGCAGATGCCGGAGTTTACCGTCCAGTACGGCGGCGAGGCAGTGAAAACCATCCGTGCCGATGGTGGAGTTCAGCAAAGTATCCATCTTGCCGCTGGTATCTTCATAGCGGCCATGTTTGCGGATGGCGGGGAGGACTTCTCCAGCCAGCCACATTTGGAAGGGCAAGGCTTTGGGTTTATCGCTACGGCCAATGAAAAAATACAGCCCTTGCTCTGAGAGCATCAGTAATTTCTGGCTTCCGCCAAGGGTGTGAATCTGATTCACACCCTTCCACTGAGCTGGAACATGGTCAATTAGTTTGGCTGGACTACTTGATCTCGCGTAATCAAGTGCATAAATGACATCCTTAGCAACAAACCAAGGTTGATCATCAATAATCAGAGTGCGTACTTCAACTTTTCCAAAGTTGAAAGGAATTACTTGAGCGGCTTGCATAATAAAACTCCTTTACTGGTTGGAGTTCGCCGCCGCTGTGACCAAACATTGGTGGCGAACTGTGCGCAGGTTGGTCAACCGGGAGTAAAGGAACCCGGCAGGCACGAATGCCTCCCGCGCACAGCCTGCCATAACACGGGCACAAAAAAACGCCTTACGGCGCTGTGCGCCTTTACTGTTCCGGGTGACCAAACCCGACCGCTGGATTTACAGCGGCGGGGGTACTATCAGGGATTGAGGGGTGGGTGTCAATTTGTTTGGTATTTGCCTAATCTTCACCAAGAGAGATTAGCCTGCCCTCTGTCAGAATCACAGAGGGCAGGGATATAGGAGTGGGAAAGGATAAATGTCTAAAAAACAAGTATCACAGTGTGTTTTCTATAACCTCTGCCCCAGAAACATTGGTTTCTTTATGGTTTACGAAACCTTCGGGATACTCCCAAAATATGTGAGTTACCTCAATAAGACTCCCGCAATTCTCACACTCAATTTCAACTGTTCCAGAGTAAGTCAACTCTGGCCCCATATCCCTTTCATCGGAATCTACGCATTCGAACTCAAATTCATTAATCTGAATTTCGAATACTGCTTGACATTCCTCACATTGAACTTTAATTCTTTGCGCAGTCGCCATAAACACCCCCAGTAGCTATGCCAGTAATAAAGACATTTACCTACCCTTAAGCAGGCTGCCACTAAGTAAGGGGCTAATTTTGTATTTCAAGCCCCGTTTGAAATTAATTTATGCTGCAATATCACCCTCCTTCTGCCGTTACCTTAATATCATCCTAACCAGCTCGTGGGACGAACCCAAAGCCCGATAGATTGATGCACCACCCTGCAACCCCGTAGGGTTAATCTTTGCCCTGAATTTAGGTATGCCTCCTGTATGGGAACCGAGGTTGAATACGACCCTCAAAAAAATGAGCGCAATATCCAAGAGCGTGGCATCTCATTCGAGCAGGTCAAATACTTTGAATGGTCTAGCGCCTTAATGAAAAAAGACGACAGGGCCAACTATGGTGAGGATCGTTATCAAGCTTTGGGCCTTGTAGAAGGCCGCTTACACATGCTGGTCTTTACACCACGCGGCAGTGCCGTGCGGGTTATCAGCTTCAGGAAAGCCAACAAACGCGAGGTTAAGGCTTATGAGCAAGCAAAACTCGGTACATCCTGAGCAAGCAGATACTGAAAATCCTGAATGGACGGATGAGGACTTCAAGCAAGCGGTTCCTGCCTCAGATATGCTGGCCAGCATTTTTGGCACACAGGTCGCCCAAAAAATGCTGCAAGAAGAAGCCTCCGAGCCTCAGCAAACCGTCCGCGTGTCTTCAGAGGTTGTAGCAGCTTTTCGTATCCGGCAAGGCCAAGACTGGGAAGCCCAAATCAATAAGGTGCTCAAAGAGTGGCTTAAACAGCATCCGGCGGAATCAGGGCGGCAACGTTAAGCCACTTTGAGCACTGCAACCATGACCGAGAAATTTTCCCGTTACGACGCGGCTGATCATTTACGCACTGAAGAAGAAATTACCCTGTACCTTGAGGCCGTCATGGAAGAAGGTGATCCCGCTCTAATTGCTGCGGCTCTGGGTGACGTAGCGCGCGCCCGTAACATGAGCCAGCTTGCCCGTGATACCGGCATGACGCGCGAAGGTCTGTATAAGGCGCTCTCTGGTGAGGGTAATCCCAGCTTTGCCACCGTGATGAAGGTGGCGCACGCACTGGGGCTAAAACTTACATTTCAGCCTGCTTAATCTCCTCAAAGCTCTGGATCTTCCGCCACAACCCCAAACGAGCTGCGATTGCCGCCTGATATCTTGTTCAGGAGACTGGCTAAGGCATCGGCTGGGGCTTCTGCTTCGTCCTTCATACCGAAGGCTTGGCGCTCCAAATCAATCGTGATCCGCATTGAGTCAGCCAGCATTTTCAGAGTTTTGGCGCGCTCCGGTAGGCTAATAAGCTTGTGGTACAGATCGTTTAGCTTGTCCTGTGCCTTGTTATCCTCCGAGCGCATTAAGTCACCGAGCTGCTGCAAAAGAGCAACATTCTCGGCTCCAGTTTGGCATTCAAGCTCCGCAAGTAGAGCCATAGTTACTAAACGGCTGCGCTGGATATCATGCCTTTGACCAAGCCGAACCTCTGTAATTTTAGTTGCCGCGCTTTCAATAATTTCTTTGTCGCGCTTAATGGTTTCGGGCGTAACCTTGTCCGTAACCATCGCTTCCGTAACCATGACGTTAGATCTTGCCATGATCTTTGCGGATAGATTGCGCGGAATCCCTTGCTTACTAAAGTGCCTCGTGATCGCTGCATGAGATACAGGGTCTCCGGTTTCCTCCGTGTACAAAGCGGCAAGCTGACGTGGACTCAAAAGTCCTGCGCGCCAGCCTGCCTCAATTCGCTCGTAATCAATGCGTTTTTTTGCAGACACAATAGATGCTCCCTTGCTTACTAATTAGCTCCTCCACACATGCCCGACTAAACATTGTCGATGACAAAGAAGGCATAGGCAGCGGAATTACTCCTGCTTGCTCACAAACCTCCCTTAGCCTCAATGACGCTTGCGCTGCCATCTGAGTGATACATCACGATGTCAGCCCGCCCATACTTAAATACATGCTCAAGTACGATCTTGCACTCCCGTGTTGCCGGAATTCGATCCTCATAATTTCCTACACGATGAAAACCTAGAAAATCCTGAACCAAATCCTTTTCTGTTCCACGCGGGATTTCTCTTTCACTTGCAATTAGCTTGATAGCTTCTAGGATCAGTCCACGGTAATTTATCTTGCGCTTGTCTTGCTCTTTATCTGCCATCAACCACTACTCCCCAAACCCAAGTTCCGGCTGAGGCAAATTACGCTCAACTTTGGCCACACGCCGCTGTAACTCTTTGACCGTACCGGACACGCCTAAACCACTCTCAGCAACTGAGGCAGTACGCTCCAACTTAAGCATGCGCATTGATAGCTCTCCCACCAGTATCGCGGCCTGATGCCCAAGCTCTATAGCGGCAAACTGTTGGCCTGCACCGGCAGTCAGCTCACCAAGGGCACGACTCTCGGCAGGACTCAGCGTGATGACATGATCGTCGCCTATTTCGAGCTTGACCCAACCACCGGGAATGATGGTTTTACTGATCGGGCGATTAGGGCGCACATCAGGGCGTGGAATATAAACCCCACGCTGTACCCTGATAATCTCCCCTTCATCGACCAGTAGAGACAGGCTGCTGTCTATCGGCCCATAGTTAAGCCCAAGGTACTCATGCAGCGTCTCACGAGTCACGATCTGCTCCTGAGCATGCAGCTCCTTAACCGCATCCAGTACAACCTGTTGCTTGGTAGACCGCTCTAACTCTTTAGACACTGATTACCTCCTGCTAAAACTCTTAAGCCAAGCCTTCAACACAAACCACCCTTACCCGCACTTCGCCGCCTTTAACGGGTTTCCCCATCGTCAGCACATAGGTCTTAAACGCTGAGTCATCAATCTTTATTGCATCAGCAATCCCATCAATACCGCTCTTGATCGAGGCCAACCGATTATCAACATCGAACCGCCCTCGACTGGGCGGACAGAACTCAACATGCACCGCCATATCCTTAGTTACTCCAAACATCCCAGCCTGAAGCGCCAGTGCAAACGCCTGTTTCCTGTAGCGCCTAACAGCCTGACTCTTCTTCGTCCAATGCACACGGGAATTGGGGTTTAGCTCTGTAGGTGGCCAAGGAAGAATGACTTCGTTACTCATCTGCTCGCCCTCTTCTTCAATGCCTGCCTTACCTGATCAGCAAGCTCAGGAGTTAGCTTTTCCAAGTCAGTCCGTACAAACGCCTGCCAATCACTGATTTTCATGGTTTTGGCACTCATCTCATGCCGCAGCCTGCATGCAATCAGGTCGGCATTGATCCTCTGCTGTTCCTCTATCGGTAACAGGGCCAGATTTAAGGGTTTCGGCTGTTCGTTCATTAATCAGGCCCAAGGCTAAAAGCTGCTGAATCGTCTCTAACAACAGTTCCTGTCTAACCTCTGCAAAACACACCACCATCACGCCTCCGGCCTTCTAATTCGCATACGGGATAACAACTGCTGCCGCGCACTGGAGCCATCCAGCGGAATCCCTTGCTCCACAATGCGCTGGTACAGCTGCTCTTCAGCACACTCTAAAGAGCGCTCAAGGCCTGTCTTTTGGCTATCGTGCTTAATCGCATGGGGAACAGAACCATCTAAAGGCTCACCGGACTCTAAACGGCGCGTGACCACCACATAATTCAGTTCAAAGCGGTCGAATAGCATTCGGTTGTCGTCACTGGCCCGCCGCAGCTCATACAGCCCCGTTAGGATGGCAGCGACTCGAACCACCTCATGGCCGTAAGTACCGCGCAACGCCTGATGCCATGCGGCTTGCACACCGGGAACGCCATCAATGTGGCAACACAGCCGAATAAACTCTTTCAGGCTGGGTGGAAAATCTGCTGTCAGCACCATACGTCTGAGCCCTCGATCAACCTGCGCGTTATTCAACAAGCGAACTCCAGTCATCCAGACTCGTTTAGCCAGCTTTTCGGCATGGGCCTCGCCATAGTGCTTTTCGTACCAAGCAGGAAAGCTGGTTTTCAGCGTGGCAAACACGCGCTGGACGTTACTTCTAGCCTCAGCCTCCAGATGCACCACCGTTTCCGCTTCGGGCTCACCAGTCATCGTCGTGGAGGATGTCGATAGCATTGCGTACACGCTTGACTGGAGGTCGCTCACGGACTTCATGGCCTGTTCCTTGGGTTTGTTGATTACGGTTGATACGACGAAGCTGCTGGGCGAACTGGTGTTCCCACTGCGCTTGGGTTTGATGGCGCTCTGGATGTACAACCCAGTAGCTACGAAACTCTAAGAGTTGATCTGGTAGGTAACGGACATTACCCATGCCATTGCGTACCAGCACGGTATGGAAGGATTGAGGATCAGGCACCCAAGTATCAGGCATCGGAAAACGCTCAGACGACGCAAAATCCTCGCGCGCGCGTTGTGTGTGTGTATTAGCTTTTCCTGATATCTGAGGTAGGTTGCTGTTCTCGATATGACTTGATTCTGTTGCGGTTGATGATGCAGTTTCTATGTCCCCATAAGCCCCGTCATTTCTGGGCTCTGGCTGATTGTGCTCAGGTTGTTGATAGGGCTTTTGAACGGGTTGCTCATTGGTTGCTGATGTTTTAGACGCAGCAAGATAGGTAGCCAGAGGCAACCGATAAATCATTGCCCCTAGCGGAATCAAAACACCCAGTTTGACTAAGCGATCTAAAACAGAGCGAACACGCTGCCGTGTAGGTGAGCCCGACACATGGCGACCTTGAGTTGGTGCTACATAAAGCACTTCACGCATCATCTGTTCGCTTAAGCGGCGACTGGCTCCAGCAATGCCGGTCTTGTAGTCCATAAAGCGTCGAATAGCGCAGTAGGCCAAGAAGATATCTCCAGGCTCTTCTGACAGAGCGCCCCACTCTTCATCGTTAATCTGAAAGGCAGGCATCTGTCCCTCCTTCCAGTGGCTGGTAATGCTTTGCAACCTGTTGGTGAATCGTCATAATGACCCCGATCTTATTGCTGTACCCCATACCTAAAGGCCCGGTCTCTCTCACCGGGCTTTTTTTATGGGCGCTACTGTTCATGTGGCTTAGTCCTTCTGCTGCGGCAGAAACTCACAACCGTTGAAGATCGACGATGTGTTGCCTCGATCAACATCCGAGATAAGCCCTGATCCAAAGACCCTGCGGCCACTTCCTCAATACTCTGGCCCGTATGCGCCGCCAGTTGCTCCAGAGCCTGAAGTTCCTCTCCGCTCAAACTGGCCCACAATTCTGTTTTCATGCTTCAACCTCTCGCCCTTTGGGCCTTTTCAGGGCCTATTTGCGGCCTTCGTATGCAGCAGCGACAGGCTTATCATTGGCTTCAAGCTCATCAAGGCGGCGATACACTTCCGCCATGAATATTTCCCGAGCCAAAACAGCCTTCTGAGTACGCTCATGACTGGCCAGCGCATCAACTGCATTGAAGGCCGTCTCAGTGAGGCGAATCTTGATTTCATGGCATTGGAGGTCATCGCGATGCTTGTAGGTCATCAGAGGGCTCCTTATGCGGCTTTGATGTGGTGCTGACGCTTGGGTTGTGATGGAAAAGGACGGCGCTCTTCTGCCGTGTAGCTGCCATCCTCCTGAATCGTGATAGCGATTTTTCGATTTAGATTGACCGCTTTATGAATAGCTACAGCACTACACCCCAAAGCATCCGCTACGACTGCCAGCCCTTTTTCAGCAACGAGGTCGCTCAAGGGAATTTCTTTCATCTCTGCTATCTCTAGTGGTGGCACCAATCAAATATTAACCGCCGGTTGTTTTTATATCAATACCGACGGTAAACCATATTTATTAACTGGCGGTTTATAGTTCGCATATGTCTAAAAAGAAGCCGCTTTCCGATGACTTACGGGCAGAGTGTGTCGCTGCCAATGCTCTTTTTCTTTCAAAGAAAAATGAGCTCAAGCTAAGTCAAAAAAAAATTGCAGATGCACTAGGTATTACCCCTGCTGGGGTATCTTTGTACCTCAGTGCGGTTAACCCATTGAATGCTAAGTTTGCAGCGGCATTTGCTAGGCTCATTAAAGAACCTGTAGAAGCCTTCAGCCCTAGACTAGCCCAAGAAATTGCAGCTATTGCTAAAGGAATGCCAACAGAAGCAAGGGCACAAAATGTCCGAGAGCGCTCTATTGTTGCAGCGTCCTTAGCGTCACCAAAATCCAGAGAAATCTTAGAGAAAATTACTCAAGCGGCTGAAGATGGTCTTCTGACGGATGAGGACATCGAGCTTTTGGAAATGATGGTACATCGCATCATGCAAACAAAAGCCAATGCCATTACTGACTTGATAGACGATGGATCAAATACCCGCCTAAGGAACAGGCTAAATGCAGCACCCGATACAGATCCTCAGCAGTAGCGCTTTTATGGGGCATGACCCCACCACCAGCAACCAAGAGCAAGGAAGCTCTAAGCATATTATCCAACAGATTATCCTGGTCTCTCTGCTGATTACATCCACCCTCAGACCACTGATTGGAAGACCCCAAAGGCTGCATCAACAACGCTAAGGAAGCATCGAATAATCAGAACCAATAGGCATCCGTGCAGAAGATACTACGCGAGGTATTTCGCAAATAAATAAGTGGAGGGCAATCATGCCTCATCAACAAATGGATCTCATCCCTAGAGTTTCTGACGAAGAAAAAGTATCGGCAGAGGCTCAAATTATAGAAAAACAAAAAGAAACTGATTTTGATATAAGAGAATACCCAATAGAGATAATCGTCCACAAATTCACTGAAAAATTAGAAGATAGCGACAAAGCAGAGTTATTTATACCAGACTATCAACGTGAGCTCGTATGGAGTCCAGAGCAGCAAAGTAGGTTTATTGAGTCTATTTTTTTAAACCTTCCTATACCTTACCTTTATGTTGCTGATGTAACAGCTGGAGAAAATGAAGGAAGAATAGAAATCATTGATGGATCACAGCGAATTAGAACTCTTGTTAGATTTTTAAAGAGTGACTTAGAGCTAGAAAAACTAAAAATCCTTAAATTATTAAATGGCTTCACTTTTAACGATTTACCTCTATCAAGACAGTTACGCTTTAAAAGAAAAACAATGAGAATGATTGAGCTAATGGAGGTTGATGAAGATTCACGCCGACAACTGTTTGATAGATTAAATAGTGGCGGCACAAAATTATATGATATGGAGCAGAGGCTTGGGTCAAAAGATGGTGAGTTTACAAATTTTATAAAAAACTTAGCATCTAATGAAGCATTTAGATCCCTCTGCCCTATCAGTGAAGTTAGAGTTAGCCACAGAGATTATGAAGAAATGACGTTAAGATTCTTCGCCTATCTTGACGGGTATCAGTCATTTACAAAGCGAGTTGACGAATTTCTTGATGACTATTTAGAAGATAAAAATTTAAACGGATTTGATGCGAACGACATGTTTTTTGAGTTTGAGCGTATGCTTCGCTTCGTTGAAAAATATTTCAAATATGGGTTTAAGAAAAACCAGAATAACTCTTCTGTTCCAAGAATTAGATTTGAATCTATATCTGTCGGTGTTGCTCTTGCGTTAAGAGAGAATGAAAACCTATCTCCAAAATCAATGCATTGGATTAATTCTGACGAGTATAAAAATCTAATAAGATCAGATGCAAGTAACTCAAGACCTAAAGTTATAAATAGAATTCACTTTGTACGAGATAGCCTTTTTGGAAGAGCGATTCAGTATGCAGAGTAACTCTATAGCAGACAGTGTAATAACAGAGCTTTATGACTTATTTCGGCAAAGGTGTGCTGAAGTGCATAGATATATAGAAATCACATCAGCAATGTCCGATCATAGAAACACAAAATTGGTTTTTACAGACAGTACTGAAAATACATCTGAATATGAAATATCTAGGGAGCTAAAAAAAACATTAAAAGCTAATACTTATTTACTGCTTTATAATTTGGTCGAAGCCACTATGACCAATGCTGTTGATGCAATACATAAAGCAATTTACGAAGAAAAATTAAATTTTAATGACTTGAGTGATGAGCTTAAATTTATTGTCTTAAGGTACTTCAATAAAGCCACTAAAGACTTCGGGAGCAATGGAGGTGATTTAATAGGTACTGAAGCGCACCCTATTGAGCACGCAATTTTAAAGTTTGGATATAATAGAGAAAAAATATTCTCTGGAAATGTTGACTGCACAGAAATTAGAGAAACTGCAAAAAAATATGGATTCAAAAGTCCAGACCCAAATAAAAATGGAAGAGAAATAGCTAGAAAGCTAAAGGAAATTAAAAATAGACGCAATGCGCTAGCTCACGGTAGACAGTCTTTTGAAGATTGCGGTCAATATATTGCCTCTGACTCTTTAGAACAATCCGCTCACGAGATCATCGTTTATTTACGCCTTGTAATTTGGTCTGTTTCAAAATACATAAGACAAGAAATGTATAAAATAAAATCACTAAATTAAAGCCTAGTTAGACTTTATTTATATGCTTAAATAGACTTTTTCCTATTATATCACCTAATAAGACTGGAACTGCATTTCCTATCATGCGTCCAATAGCTTTAAAATTCATTTTTTCAGGAGGGGCGAATTTATAGTTAGCTGGAAATGATTGAAATATAGCAGCCTCCCTTAAAGAAATTGCTCTATGTTGTACTGGATGGCCAAATCGACCATTGCCGAAACCATAACATAGTGTTGTCATAGTTGGACTCGGCTCATCCCACTGCATACGCCCATAAACACTTGAATAAGTTTTTCCAGTAGTTTTTCTATGGCACTTTGCGCGTAACTCTTCTGGCCAATCCCTCCAAGTTCCTCCGGGCCTAGAATTAATAATCCGCTTCATATTTAAGTCTGTTAATTTGGCGGCTCTATGTAAAGGATCGTTCTTATCCCATTCTCCAGCAGCTAGTGCAGGTAAATGCCCTATCGCTTGTTCTACTGTGACTGGATTAGTATCATGTGTTTTAGGGATCAGTGAAATTGGCCCTAGCTTGGAAGCAAGCAACACATGTCTTTTACGCTGCTGGGGTAACCCATAATCTACACAGGACACTCTATCAGCCCAAACGCTATACCCAAGCTCTTCAAGGGATTGAACAAAGTCACGGTATACTTGATGCTTCGTCACATCAGGCACATTTTCCATTGTGACTAATTCAGGCTGAATACCTCTAATTAATCTCATAAAGGCATACAACAGTGGCCATTTTTTATCCTGGCGGGTATCCCTACCTTGGGTATAACTAGAAAATGGCTGGCATGGAGCACAACCTGCCAGCAACCTGATATTACCTGGCTGATACCAAGCGGCAACATCCTCAGTAGTTAACGTCTCAATATCTTGAGCAATAAATTTTGCCTGATTATTAACCTCATAAGCATACTGGCAGGCCTGATCAATGTCGTAACCTGCATGAACTCGAACACCAGCTTGAATGAGACCAGCAGTTAACCCACCAGCCCCACAAAAAAGATCAACCGCATCTATCATCATCACATCCTCTAAGGGAGGACATCTTACTAGCTTATAAAGTAAAGATCGAGGAGGAAGGCAATTCTACTTCGGTACGAATAGGCTTAATCCGCATAGCTTAATCTCGATCTTCGCTACTAGAGCATCCTCCAGTAACGAGATAATCATCGACTGCTTCCTCGAAGGACTTTCTCAACTCAGTTAGGGTTCGTCCTTCATAACTGACAAGAGCACGGATGGACAATAGCCTGCCGAACAAACACCCATCCTCGCTGCTAACCTCAATAGAACTGAAGTAACCTTTGTGCTGCAATACATCGGTACCTAACCGCATCATGCAGTTCTCTCCCTACTGCAAAGCCCGCAACGCAGCTTCCGCTAAAAAACCTGACCGACTCTTCTGCTCTGGATGAGTTTTTACATAAGCATCTATACGCGCTACTAAATACCCCGGCAGCGTAATGTTCAGCTTCTCAGCTTTTCCCATGTACCGAGTCACATCCACCTCAACCACAGCCCAAGTGCAACCCGCATACTCTGGGTTGGCAGCGTGATGACTTAAAGTATTTGCTTTAGGGATAGCCTCCCCAGCTTCTGCAAGTAGCTCTAAATGCCCTTCTATCGCTTCGCGCGCCATGAGCAAGGCATCGTCTAGGTCATCTCCCGCAGAGAAGCAACCCGGAATATCAGGAACCTCTACGCCCCAAGCGTGTTGCTCGTCGCCACTAAAAATAACAATGGGATACAGCATGTTATGGCCCTCCAAACAGGGTTATTTGAGCCCAGCCTGCTTCAAGATGCTGGCTGTTGTCTTATCCAATAAATCTTTCTTGGGATGTGGGATGGTCACAAGCCCCGGCTTACTTGGGTGTTTGAAATGATGGTGACTGCCGCGTACACGCACTAAATACCAGCCATCCGCCTCAATGCGGCTTATCAGTTCTCGGCTGTTCACCGCACCACCTCTGCCTTGTTGCTTTAGTGGTTATTATACCCACTAAACTTAGCTCCAGCCATCCACATGGCACTTTACTTCCTCATCTCGATATTGAGCTATCCAATAACAGGCCAGCTCATCTACTCCGATTCTCCCGCCACTTTCTACACCTCATTTAACTTTGCTGCATAATTTAAATTAACCGCCGGTATTGACACAAACACAAACCGGCGGTTAATTTATTTCAAGCCAAACACGAGTCCACCAAAAGACTCTGTTGGCAGGCAGCGAGCTGAAGCCATCAATTCAGTACAGGGGAAGCCTCACCCCGTCCGCGCAGCGTGGAGCGGAGCACAAAAGAGTGTCGGCAGATTAACGACCGTGGCCGACTGTTGGAGCCTAAGGCTCCCCGAGAAAAATCGCCCAGCCCACCGTGGCGTGTAACGGAGGCCAGCAAGACCAGATTTCCTCATGCCCACTGGCAACAGCGGGCATCGGGAAACCAAACAGGAGAGAAACATGGCTGATAAGACTATGCAGCATTACGTTGGAACCAAGATCGTCCGCATGCAGCCAATGAGCCGACAGCAATACAATGACTTTCGCGGCTGGCAGTTGCCCAGCGACGAAAACGGCGCGGACGAGGGCTATCTCGTCGAGTATCTGGACGGAGGCAAGCCGAACACGCCTCATTTCGCAGGTTACATTAGCTGGTCACCGAAAGAGCAGGCAGAGAAAGCCTACCTCCCCCTTGGCGACCTATCCTTCATTCCAGACTGGCAACAGCGTGTGGTCGCGGAAAAGGCCCAGTTAGATGACCGACTGGCGAAACTAACTCACTTCTTGGATAAAGGGCAGTTCCAAGCCATAGCACAAGCCCTGCCATATGAAGACCTGCTTATTTTGGAGTACCAGAAGAGGCTGATGACCGAGTTAGCGGTGGTACTCCAGAAGCGGATTAAGCGGTTCAGTATCGGATTTGGTGCTAGGGACAATACGCCGCATCCTGCACCCGACAAGGGTGGATTCGCTGTTATTGGTCGTCCAAGCGGTTTCGCTTCTGCATCTGACATTAGCCAGCCCGAGCACCAGTGCTGCGGCAAGTGCAGCACAGCAGATCGCCCAGCCGCTCAGCCTGAGCGACAAAGTGATTCGGTAACCGACAATCCCCTGCTAAACCCTATTCACTCGCTAAACCCTGTCAGTCCTGTCTATGAATCGCCTAGCAGCTACAACTGGCGAACCGACAGCTCGTCATCTGACAGCAGCTCCGGTGGTTCTAGTAGCTGCGACTGATAGCTCCGGTGGTTTACTCCGGTGACTAACGCCTCGTGCGGCTTCTAACAAGGCCGCATTGGAGAGCGATTGCGTGGCCATGCGGCCTGTAGCGTTGGGATAGCTAAACCCCTAAAAGCCCTGTGTCCTGAAATGCAGGACGTGAACGTAAAAGACACGCTGGGGGAATAAGCGGGTGTAGCAACCCGGTGCAATCGCTCTACCAATGCTCCCCTCATCAATGAGGGTACCACTCCTCAATTTTGCTCCCGTAATCAATTACGGAACCAGCTCCACTCATTCCGTCACTCATGCGGATCAGCGGATAGCCCACCAATCATGAGTAACGCAAGCCAGCAAGTGCGCAACACTGGCAGTTCAGAGGCACTGACTATTACCACGGTGCAGACTGAATGGGCAGCCGGGGAAGACCGGCTTCAACCTACCCCTTCCCGATTTCAAATCCGATAGGGCCAGAGGGCATTCAACGAGTGCCCGCTGGATAGCCCGTTCTGAGAGCAGGTTATCCAGTCTCGGCCAAGACCAACCTCATTTTGTACTGACACATGGAGCCATTCGTATGGACACCATTACCCTCGCTTTGCCCACCGTTTTTGTATTCGGCGGCTTAGCACTCCTGCTGTTATCAGTAACGGCCCTACTTGCCCGTAATGCCGGGTATTACAGCGGCCTCGACGAAGCCAAGGCGTTAGCTCGTCAGATGCACAGCAATGGCCTCAAGCGCGAAATCACCCGACTTGAAGGTGAGTTGTCGTTTCAGGCGACACTCGCCCAAAGCGCTAAATGCCGACTGGAGTACGAAGTAGATGCTGCACATCAGCGCATCAACAAGCTTCAGGCTCAGCTCAGCGAACAGGACTTAACTCAGGTTGAAATTGCTCGGTTGGTGAAGTCAGTACGCCTCATGGGTTGGGCCATCCCGCTGTATGACGCAATCGACTCACGCGAAGGGCGGCACCTGATGCCCTGCATTCAGACCATCCTGAACTTAGTGCATCGCCTCTCTCCAGACACCCCACTCCCTCAGATTCTGCCACCGGCTGAGCCAGAACCTCTGATGTGTCCCTTGCTGCCGTTCAGCACTGACAGGGAGCGCGCCGCATGACCAGCTTTACCGCAAAAAGCATTGGTCAGCTTTTGGCCGAGATCGAGCGCCATACCGAAGCGCACCGCAAAACCATCATCTGGATACGTCAGCCCATGCGTACTAAAGGCCGCTGGGTATGCCGTGTACGACTGGAGGCTGTATGACCCAGACCAATAAAGAGCGGGCGGAAAAGCTGCGCTCGGATGCGCGATCCATTCGACTGGGCACTAAGAAAGGCCCATTTCGCTTTTCTGAGAAATACCTAGACGAGCTAGATGCTCGACAACAAAGAGCCAGAGCCCTAGAGATAGAGGCTAACCTGATTGATCCGCACGCTAGGTACATCTATTCGCCCCCTCCGCCTTTAGTGGTGAAAAGAAGCCTCATCAAAGCGCTGCTGTTTATTGAGCGGATGTGTGAGGCGGGGCCGCGTGAAGCGGTTGAGCGAAAGGAGCTCGCAGCGCCACCTCAGAACGACACCTCACGCCACCTAAATACTCAAGAGCAGGCGGACTACTTGTACCGGGATAGCGCCACACGAGTAGCAATCAAAAAGCACAAGCAAAGGCAGGCCAGCTAATGGATCTCGTACTTCCCCCTCGTTTTGCCGCCCAACTCGACTGGGCACAAACCGGCAGCTTCAACCCTGAACGCTTTCATGGTGATGACCGCCGCGAATATTTGGAAGAAGCCGCTCGCATTGAGCGGGAATATGAACGCAATTGGAGCCGTCACCATGTTCAAGAAAGCTGAACGCAAACAAGCCCGCCTTAGACTTGCCCTCTCCGGCCCCTCAGGATCAGGAAAAACCTACTCCGCCCTTTTAATTGCCAAAGGTTTAGGCGGAAAAATAGCGGTGCTGGATACCGAACACGAAAGCGCTTCCCTGTATGCCGGGATGGAAGGCATCCCAGAGTTCGATACCTGCGGACTTGAACCACCCTACTCGCCAGAACGCTACATTGAAGTAATCAAAGGCGCTGAAGCAGCTGGATACAACACCCTGATCATTGACAGCTACTCCCACGAATGGATGGGATCGGGCGGATGCCTTGAAATCAACGACCAGATTGCACGGGCCAAATACCGAGGCAACACATGGTCAGCCTGGAATGAAACAACACCGCGCCACAGAAAATTAATAGACAAGATTCTGGCAACGCCACTGCACATTATCTGCACCATGCGCAGCAAGACAGAAACGGCCCAAGGAGAGGATAAAAAGGTTGTAAAGCTCGGCATGAAGTCTGAGCAGCGTGAGGGTTCGGACTATGAGTTCACGACCGTTCTTGATATGACCCACGGTAGTGGCGGTATCGCCAATGCCAGCAAAGACCGGACGCGCCTATTCCAAGACCCCGAACAAATTACCGAAGAAACTGGGCAAAAACTGCTGCATTGGCTCAACAGCGGCAGCGAAAACCCAGACCAGCGAGCACAATCTATGGTGGTGGACTTTATCGCTACCCTTGATGAAGCCACCACTGTTGCTGACCTGCAAGCCGCTTTTGCCGTTGCATGGCGCGAGCTGAATGGCCAAGACCACCTACAAGCCAAAGTCCAGACTGCCTATGAAGCAAGGAAACAGGCATTCACTGCACGGAGACAGGAAACCGCTTATGGCTAGTCGCGGCGTTAACAAAGTCATCCTACTGGGTCATGTGGGTGGCGATCCAGAAACCCGCTATTTGCCCAACGGTAATGCAGTGACCAATATCACACTGGCTACCTCGGATAGCTGGAAGGATAAACAAACGGGACAGGCTCAGGAGCGCACCGAATGGCATCGCGTAGTCTTTTTCGGGAAGATTGCTGAGATTGCCGGTGAATACCTGAAAAAAGGTGCACAGGTTTATGTCGAAGGCCGCTTACAAACCCGTAAGTGGCAAGGCCAAGACGGTCAAGACCATTACACCACAGAAATCGTAGTTGACCAGCAAGGTACGCTGCAATTACTGGGTGGCTCTAAAGCAGGAAACGATCAGAGCCAAACAGGAGGCCATGCGCCTCCGCCTAAACAAGCCCCTCCCAAATCCGCACCACCTCAAAACACTAATCAAAGAGTTCGTCAGCCGCCCGTACAGCAGCCTTTGCCGGACTATGACAACTTCGATGATGACTCCATACCATTTTAGGCAGATTCATGAGCATTCAGCAGTCATGTATTGAGGCGTATAGAGCTCATAAGAACCTGAAGCTAGCTGCTCAAGAGGTTGGGATACCTTGGCAAACCGTCTATGTTCACCTGCGAAATGCAGGGGAGCCAGTGATAGGTGACAAGCTCCGATATGGCTCAGATACAGATAAGTTGGCGGCTAGAGGGGAACAAATGTTCGCCTCTTTTGTTCCTGAAGCCCATAACAGCAACTCTGGGAAATTCCAAAGCAAGATCGACTTTCTTGTTCAAGGCTATGGCGTAGATGTGAAGACATCGAAACTGAAACTTAGCCATAAAGCCTGCAAACAGCGTCGATGGGCATTCAGCTTGAAGAAACAAGAAATGCTTGCCGATTTCTTTGTCTGTTTTTGTTTGGACGAGGTAGGCGACCAACTCCTTATGACTCTGTTAGTTCCGGGAGAGCTAATTAGACGCTACCAAACGATCTCGCTCTCTGAGCGTGGAGGAAAATGGGCGGATTACGAGATTTCATATAACGAACTTCGCTCATTTTTCAAATCATTGCCATCCAAACAGTAGTCTCCAATCTAATACGAGTTATACCCACGGAAATAACCATGACCGCCTATATTTTTGACAGTGAAACCACAGGGTTTCAGGAACCGCACCTTGTTGAAGCGGCTTGGCTGAAGTTGGATACACCAAGTACTCTGGCAGTAACTGAAGAGTTTCTGCAACGCTATCGCCCCGGCAAACCGATTGAGCTGGGAGCGCTGGCCACCTGTCACATTCTAGATGAGGAACTGTTGGACTGCCCGCCACATACACAGTTCAAGCTGCCTGCTGATGCTCATTACCTGATCGGGCATAACGTAGACTATGACTGGAGCGTGATCGGCCAGCCTGACCTAAAGCGCATCTGTACTGCCGCCCTAAGCCGTGATCTTTGGCCTGATGCCGACAGCCACAGCCAGTCCGCCCTAATCTACCTGCACTACCGCACCGAAGCCCGTGACCTACTGCGCAATGCGCATGCCGCGCTGGATGACGTTAAAAACTGCCGCCTACTGCTGATCAAGATTTTAGAAGCACTGAAGGCTCGCGGGCAGACCGTCAGCTCATGGGAAGCGCTATGGCAATACTCAGAAGCCGCGCGAATCCCCAAAGTCATGGCCTTTGGAAAACATAAAGGATTGCCAATTAAGGATCTCCCTAGCGACTACCGAGCATGGCTGCTGCGCCAACCCGATGTTGATCCGTACCTTGTGAAGGCTTTGCGGGGGTAAACCCTTAACGCTCGACACCACAGCCCCTAACTAGGGGCTTTTTATTGGCAAAAAGATTTAAAATAGTTGGATAGAGATGTGATATAGCCTGCTAACCTTTCCACGTTGACATTGCCCTGTGCTTTCCCTACGTTATAAACAAGAATAAATGATAAAAACATACCTAAATTAAAAAAAGCTACAGTTTTACTAAAGAAAACAGACCAGATATTTTCACGAACATTATCTAAATCCTTCTTTTCAATAATAAAGCTAACTGGAGCTTTCTCAGGATGCATCGCCTCACGATTATAAATTTTCCTAAATGCTCGCTCCTGTTGAAGAAAGTAGGCATGCATAAACCAAAATACGATACTCGGAGCAATAAAAACCCATCCTGAAAAATTAATCTTCTCTCCTGATGAGAAGGCTAAAAGCGCACTAAAAACTGTAACACTAGCTCCCTTAATTACTGATACGGTATTCGCAAGCCTATTTATAATACCCTGAAGAATGTTTAAAAAAGCAATTTTTTGGTGAACTTCATCTGATAGGCTAGTTGTCATTCATGGATGCTCTATAGTATTCTGCTAAATCAAAAATCCATTTTAAAAAACATTCTTTATTTCTTTGCTTCTTAAAATGAAAACTACCTTCTAATGCTTCAAGAATTAAAGCATCTCTTTCATTAGAGCAGTAATTATTTGATTTAATAATATGCTCTGCATTCTTAAAAAAGTCTTCAGATGAAAGCTCAAGTAAGTGCTCTTTATAAAGCCCATGAGCAAATTTTACTTTTGTAGCGTCTTCATGTGATGCAATGCCTTTATTTTTACTTTTTTCAATACTCTCTAATGTTGCTTGTAAATTACTAAGCCATTTAGGGGGATTACGCTGAATAATTGAGCTGACAAAAAGCTCTGAAAATATCCATGGAGAAAATGTTTTTTCTTCATTGTTAATAACATTACGCAACCCAACGGAGTTATCCGTATCGATAAATAGAAAAAGCTCTGCCGTATCAATCATTTTATGTAGTGCGGCATTAAGCATCATATTAACATGTGCTGCTGCCTTCATAGATTGCTCATAGTCGAAAGTTTTTTCATCTTTTTTAGATGGGCAATGCTTGCGTACTACAGCAAGTAGCAAGTCACTTGAGTGAGCCCATACGCAAGAATCAATAAATACATTCAAATTAAATTTTCTATTAAGATAAAAAGCTAATTTAATAGCTAGATCCTTATCAGCATGAGAGTGAGATATAAATACCTCTGCATTCTTAACTGATGGAAAAAGACTGTTAATAATTAGATCCGCACTAAATACCTCGCTGGTATTGGTAGTATTTGACTCATCATAATCTGCATTATCAAGGTAAAATTCTTCTAAAGATTTAAAAGATATAGCTTTTTTATTTTTGTATTCAGTCACCTCAGTCTCATCAACTACTAAGTCATTAAAAGAATCCGAACTTAACCCTTTAAGGGAAATACCCTCATACATTTTTAGCACTCCAAATTTTGGTTTTTATTGTCAATAAACTCGACTTATTAAAATATTGATATAAGTCAAATCTTAATGGTTTAAATTGACACCCACCCCCTTACCCGCTAACCTCCCCACCCAAGAGTGTCGAAACTCTAAGCAACCGGATCACCCCACGCCCGTCAGCCGTGGATTTTTTTCGCCCTCAGTTTTTGAGTGTGGGCTACTGCCTGCCTGTTTATGGCCGGGAGGGTGACGGATACAACACCCGAAAGGGGAAGAAGTCCACCCGTGTTGCTCGGGTTTCGAACCTCCCGGCCACCATAATTCCATGGTGGTCAACCCGTGTCGAAACGGAGAAGCAACTATGAACAGCAATACTCAACTAGCAACTGTCGAATTTCACGGCCAAGCCCTTACCGTCATCACTAGCCAAAAGGGTGAACATTTGGTCGCCATGAAGCCTATTTGTACAGCAATTGGCCTTGACTGGAAGTCTCAATACAATCGAATCCAGCGTAATCAGGTGCTTAAAGAAGGTATGGTCATCATGACCACACCCTCAGAAGGCGGCGAACAAGAAACCCTTTGCCTCCCCCTCGACTACCTCAATGGCTGGCTATTCGGCGTAGACACCAACCGCGTTAAACCCGAAATCCGCCCGCGCCTAATCCAGTACCAGCGCGAGTGTTTCCACGTTTTGGCGGCTTACTTCCAGCAGGGCGAAGCCACCAACCCCCGCAAACCCAAAAAGCCCAAAGCCCTACCCGGAGCCCTCACCGAAGAACAGCAATCCATCATCCGTGCCCTCGTCAAAAACCACCTCGAAACCCTGCCCAAAGAGAAACAAGGCGCAGCGGCCAGAAAATGTTGGGGCTCCCTGAGTAAATCCTTTGCCTGTAAGTCGTACAAGGACATTCCTGCCGAACAGTTCAGCGAGGCCGTTAGCCTGCTCAGTCGGCGGTTTTTGGAAGGGGAGTTTTTGGGGAAAGCTCCCACCGACACCACTTTGGACGAACTCGATCTAGCCATGCTGTATGTGTTCTGCATCGACACGCTGGAGCTGATCCATGTGGGCGAAGAGGTCAAACCCATCTTTGATGTACTGCGTCCGGTCAAGCTGATCAACGTACCGACCTGCCTGAGTGAATGCCGCGAAGTAGTCGCTCATTTGCATGAACGCTTTGGGCCACAGATGGAACAGGCCGCTCGTAATCGCGGAGCTTTCGATGGTCGCCGGAATCTGGCTGCTGCGGGTGATCCCAGCCAGCCGATTTGGATACCACGCCGTGCTCAGAATATCCGAGGTTAAGTTTTCCCTGAAGCGCTAACTCCCTAACCCGCCTTCCCCGCTGCCCAGAAATGGGCGGCACGGGATTCCTTTGTCTGGAGAAAACCATGAGTAATATCGTTAATACTGAAGTCACTATGAGCAGTCTTGAGCTGCTGGAAATCGTCAATGCCACCCGTGCTGAATTTGGAGAGTCGAGCATTCGCAATAACGACTTTCTGAAAAGAGTTAAAGCCGAGCTAGAGGGCGACGCTTACGAAAGTTTCGTAACCGCTCCAGAAGGTGGCGGCACTCCGATGGAAGTTCTGCAACTGACCCACGACCAATGCATGCTGGTAGCCATGCGCGAATCCAAAGGAGTTCGCCGTAAGGTGCTACAGAAGCTCAAAAACACCGAGCAAGCCCAACTGAAACCCCCTGTTTCACTACCACCTGCCTTAGCCGATCAACTGTTGCTCGTGGAGACTGCGGCACGGATGCTCAATGTCAGTGAGTCGGGAAAACTGCACATGCTGGGTATTGCTGCCCAACGGCATGGCATCGACCCCACAGGCTTACTGCCCGCTTATACGGTAGATGCTCCAGCAGGTGGAGTTAGCGCCGAAGTCACAAAGTCCCTCACTGAACTCACTAAGGAGTTTGGCGTTGAGCAATCCGTTAAAATCCTCAACCTGCAAACAGAGCCAGTACCGGCGGTAAGCAAAAAGGGTTTTGGTCGATTACTGAAGCTGGCCTGCACTACGGCAAGAACATGGTCAGCGCCTCAAACCCCAAAGAAACCCAGCCTCACTGGTATGTCAGCCGCTTCAATGACCTGATGGAATTGCTACAGACTGGCAGTGATACTCGCCATTAGCAGCCACGCTAATTTTCCGGTTTTCCAACCACAAATGTAGGCGCTGAGTAATGTGTAAAAACTGCATATTACTTTCCAGCCCGCATCCTGTCGCAATGACAAAGAACTGAATTCAAGCGCCTTTGGGTTGTTCCATTTCAAATGGAGAAACCCCTCCCCCTTACCACTAAATACCGCCGATTAGTCGGCAGAGGTAGTGCTATGCCCGAGAAAGACTCATCAGAAGTAATTTATATATCTGGAATGGCATCGTTGCTAGGAAAGACCGAGGCATCCATTCGTGATGGTATGCGACGCAGCGCAGAGTGGCTCCCAAAAGGCTTCAAAATAGCAGGCCGTCACGCATGGCTAAGATCTGACGTGCTCAAGTTTTTAAGAGAGCTGCGCGACGGCGGTCACCAGAAACAAAAACCGGGGCGAAAACGTCAACCTGCGCCAACACTCAGAACCATTAATCAACCTAGCTTATCTGCAAGCTCGGTTGGGCTAAGGTGAGTGTATCGACGCAACATACTGGGTGTGCGATGGCCCGTAATGGCCATCACCTCCATCATCGAAAAACCACGCTCAAACAACCTAGAAGTGGCTTCATGTCGGAGATCATGGAATCGCAAATCTTTGATTCCTGCAACCTTGCACACTCTGGCAAAGTAAATAGACACAGTGTCTGGGCGTAAGCCAAACACCATCCCATCAAGCCTTGAAGGTAATGAGGCTATCAAATCCCTGGCTCTTGATGATAAAGGCACGGATCTACGATCCCCATTCTTCGTATCCTCAAGATATGCCACCTTCCCTCTTACTTGATCCCGTCGTAACAGCAGTAGCTCAGATCTACGCATAGCTGTATCAGCAGCTAGCTCAACAATTATCGGAAGTTCCGCATGAATTTTTGCGGCCTCTGAATAAAGAGTTTCTAGCTCTGACCTACTTGGCCTTCGGTCACGCTCTTTGCTGCCTTTAGGCATACGAATATTACGGCATGGGTTCATGATTCCATCAATTCCCCACTCTTTTACCGCAACTGTATATAGATGACTGATAACGGCCAGATTGAGCCTAACCGTAGCCGTTGATAGACCTAGCTTCAACTGGTCATCACGATACTCAGCAAGATGCGATGATCTCAAGCCAGCAAGAGTCATTGCAGCTAGAGGGTGCTTTAACCATTGAGCAATCCTAACTTGCTCTTGCTGTGCTCCCTTCTTGCTGGGGGTTACTTCCCTGCTATAACGAGACAAAGCCTCGTGCAGAGTTGTTTGCTCTGCCTCTCTCATATCGACAAAGCGAGATCTGGACATATCGCCTTCAATTTCCGTAGCCCAGCGCTGAGCTTCCGCCTTTGTATCAAAGGATGCAGATAAAGAAGGGTAGCCTTTTTTGCGAACCTTAGCTCGCCATGTCCCGTTGGGACGCTGTTCAAAAGTTGCCATAATTGGATTCTGCGATAACCCAAATACTCTCGCAACTAATAGAATTTTAGAGGGGAAACTCTGGGACAATTCTGGGACACTGACTGTCCCTAATGCAGCCGAATCACGCTATAGCATGCTTTATTAAATTACATAAAATTCAAATAGTTAATTCGTAAGTCCTTGTTATAAAAGGATACAGCAACAGATTCGAAATCCGTTGTACGGGCAACCGTACCTAGTGTAAGTTTGCACGATATTTGTCACACATTTGCGCAACATTTGACACACGCAAAACCCTAAAAACTGACTGAATACTTCACACTGCTAGCAGCATAAATCTCGCATTTATCTTTTCAGGATTGAATTGACCAAGGTGCGGTTGCGGCCAAGAAACACTTTAAAATGATCTTCCCCTTTGCGCCCCCACGCCAGTGACGAAATAAGATCCTCACTGACCACAGGATGCATATGGATAGCATTTTTCACTGTTGTGGGACTTGATTGGACTGGTTGCTCTGCAAGTTGCATGGAGCCTAACGTAGGACTTGGCATGGCAGGCGCTGGAATCCCTGCGACCCCTCCTGTGGCTTGGTGGTAGCGATCCAAAGCATCCATCCCGTAGCGGTTAAAGTCGTGTAGGAATGATTCAGCACCGGGTTGGGTGGCAGCAGCAGCGCGTACTACATACTCCTCATTCGATAACCACATGGGGATGGAGTCGCTAGTATCCGTACCGGGGCCAACAACCTTGCCGCCGCTAGCCATAGCACCCACGCTTGGAAACTCCAACGCTCCAATGCTAGCCGTCCCTGCCCCCGCTGAGGCTCCACCAGCAGCGGCAGCTCCTCCAGAGGCACCTGATCCACCTAATAGCCCACCAAGACTGCCCAGAAGCCCGCCTAAAAATCCCCCCGATGCACCGCTGCTATTGGGTGTGGTTCCCGGACTATTGCAGGAACACATAGCGCAGGCGGCGGCAATCTCAAGTGCAGCGGCTGATGCGGCGGTAATGATAGCTTGACTAAAGATCGCAGAGCCTGCCATTGCCCCCTCAAGAACTCCTGCGGACAGGCTAACAGCAGCGGTTGTACCTCCTGCCTGTACTCCACCGGCTAATGTGGGAGCAGCGGCTGTTCCACCACTGAGTACACCATTAGCCAAGGTGGTCGCGGTGGCTGTAGCCGCTGCCGTATCAATAGCGGTATCCGTGGCTGATTTTGCTCCATCGTTAAATAACCCACTAACCCCTGACCAAATTTGATCCGCTAGTTTTTGGGAGGCCGTGTTAAACAGGGCATCGGCCACACTCAGGCCCAAGGCGCTGATGGCATCGCGTAGCTTCATGGTGCCATCCGCTAACCCTGACAAAGCCTCTTGAATGCCGGAGGTTAAGCCGTCTTTAAGGGCTCTTTGTAGATCGGTAGCGGTGTTGCGGATCTCGATAATGCGTGTCTGATAGTCATCCAACTGAGCTTGGGCCTGTTCGCCTGCTACACCGCCTTGAGCGATGATTTCGCGCAAAACAGGGATTTGCTGCTCCAGTGCATTGGCTTCTTGAATACGCAAAGCCAGCAGTTTTTGTTGGGCTTCGGTCTGTGTCAAAAGACCTGCTTCACGCTCAACATTGATGCGGTTTTCAGCGCGGTCAATCGCAGACAACCCTTTATCCATCTCGGACTGGACGGCATCTAAGCGGGTTTTGACCTTCTCAACATCAATCAGCTTATCGGCCCATGCTTTGCCGGTTTCGTTGCCGGTCTTTTCAAACTCGCGCAGCATGCTGTTGTATTTGGTACTGATCTCAAGCATAGCTGCTTCGGCTTCGCGGCCAATAGCACTTAGGTAATCAGCCTCAAGGCCCGCATTAGTATCGGCGTTTTCGATGGCTTGCTGCTGTTTTTCAAAGGCATCCACTATGCCTACATAAACTTGAGCCAGCTTCTTGCCATTCTCTGTAATCTGCTGCTGGCGCAGATCGTAAGCTCGGAGTTGTTCTGTCGTCATGCCTAGGGTTTCGGCTTGACGGCGTAGACTATCTATATAATCCGCTTCTTGCTGGGCTACTTGCTCGGCTTGGCGCTGATGATCAGCCGCTGCCTGTTCTGCGGCTTTCTCGGCCTCCTCTTTGGCTTCGGCGGCTTTTTTGTCTTGGTCGAGGCGTTTGGCTTCGGCAATGGAGTCTTTAGCTTGTTTAGTATCCAACGCTATTTTGGCTTCTTTCAGCGCATTGATGGTTTTTTGTTCATGGCTGAGTTCTTGTAAATTGTCGCGCTCATCCTTTAAACCTTTGTTTAAGTCTTTAAGCGCTGCAACCTGCTGGGCTGTAAAGCTAGGATCAGGTTCTTGGGTGGAGGTAGAGCCTTTGGGTTGGTCTGTTTTTGGGGTTTTAGCTAAGGTTTCACGGCGCTTTATTTCTTTTTCATAAGCATCCAGTGATTGTTTAATTTCCTCCTCATCCCAGAGCTTAAACAGTTGCCCATTACTCAAGACTCGGGCACGACTAAGGGGCTCTTTGAGCATCTTTTCAAAGGCAGCCCGATTGCCTGCTAACTCGCTCTCCGTCAGCATATCCATAGGCAAATTGCCTACTTGCATGGCTGCAATACCCTGAGCGGCTAACCGCACCTCCGTATAAGCGCTCTTGGCAGCACTGATGATACTTGTGAAGGCACTGGTAATCCCCTTAGCAAGAGCCGCTGCTGCCTCAGCCGTTGCGGGGTCGCGTAGTTCACGGGTGAGGTTATTGAGTTCTGGAACCAAATCAGCGGCTATTTTTTGCCCTACACTGTTGGCCACTGCTCCCAAAACACCCAAGTCGTTTTGAAATTGCTTGGCCTGCTTAACAGTGTTTTCAGAAAGCACTAAGCCCAGTCTATCTGCTTCATCGGATAAGGCTCTTAATTGCTCGGCATTATTACGAAGTAAAGGAATCAGCCGGGTGGCATCGGAAGCCGCGCCCTCTAAAAATAGGGTGTACTCGGCCTGAGAGAGGTTGGCTCTTTCTAGGAGGCTAAAAAACTTGGGAAGCCCTTCGGTCGATAGCAGGTTTCGGAAGGCATCGGAGGTGACATTGGCTTGCGAGGCAATGCCGTCGAAAAAGTCCGCGAGTTCTCCACCACCGTTTTGAATGTACTCGCCGAGCTTGTCGTTAAAGTCCTGTAAAATATCTGCCGTTTTCTCAACATCAAGTCCAACGGTACGGGTTGCAAACGCAAAGCGTTGAAACTCCTCAACCGTTGTTCCAGCGCGTTGGGCCAATACTTCCAACTCAGCAGCGGCGCTAATGTTGTTCTTGATCCAAGCGGTAAAGGCAACAGCAGATACAGCTCCGGCCAAACTGCCAACAGCTCGCCGTGTTGAGTCCAGTTCTCGCCGGGCTTTGCTTGCATCGGCATTAATCCGTAGGGTTAGGTCGGTATCTGAACGATTGGCCATAATATGGGCCTCCTATCGGGTTAGGATTAAGGAAGCCCATGTGCAGGCTTACAGGCCGCGAACGCGGCTACCCGCTGCCAAGGCATTCCCAATCCATAAATGCAGTTTTTAACGGGTACTTAACGAGCCAGAAGGTGGTCTAAATAGTTCCTTCAGCCAGTAAAGAGTCCCCAAGGACGTGATAGAGCTTGCGCCAGTCTTCTTCGATAATGCCTTGGGGCGCAGGAGGTACTTGCACACGGGCCTGTTGTTCCGCCGCTGCTTGCTCCAAAGGCATCCCCGTCATACGCTCCAACAAATCGCGAGTCTGAGCATCTAGGGCTGCAAAGCAGCCATCGGCTGATGATTGATCGGTTAAGGCCACTCGGGAGAGATCGGTCAAACCCAGCAGCGCGGGGTTATTGGTTAAGGCAAGGCTATGTAGGCTCATCACCTCCAATGTTTCTGGGTGATAGCTGAACACGGGGGAAATGTAGCGGTATTGCTGGGCTTGGATCAGGCTTTTAGCCTCATCCGTCCAACGAGGATCTGTGACGTATAAGCCATCGGGCCGCATTTCTAAGGCTTTAAACCAGCCTGCGGCGGGGTTTTTCTGTCCCGGCTTTAGGGTTTGGTGTTCATAGTCAATCACAAAGTCATTGCTACGCTGGGCCGCTAAAGCCGCAATCGCTTGGCCACGGTCAGCAGACAGCATCCAGCTCCGCCCATCACCGGGGCGGCCATCATTAGAGCTAAAGGCTCCTGCTGGAAGAATCCGAAAGGCCTTACCAGAGGCCACTACTTGGTTGAGGGCCGCAAGATGATAAGTCATGTCTAAACGCCCTCTTAAAAGCGCATCAATTGACGTGGAGGCGTGGGTACAGGCGTGGACTCGACATAGCCTAACGTCTGTAGCTGCTTACCAATGCTACATAACTCGGTATCAACACCGGCTAGCTCTTGCGCGATGATAGCTAGGCGCTTACGGCGCTCCGCCACACTGGGGCCAATGTTGTTTTGATCCTCAGCCGGATACTCCTTAAAGAGCAGGTCAAAGGCTTGCTCTAGCTTGGCCTTGATCTGGTCGCCAAAGAAATAGCATTCCGCGATACCGGTTGTTTTAAATTGCTCAAAACTGGTGAGTTCAAACCCGTACCGCCCAAAAAAAGTACGCTCATCCTCTAGGCTCATGGTGGGGTATTTGTCCAAGTCGCGCAGATGACATCCTGCACCCCGCTTCTTGTCCATTGAATGGTGGCGCGATGGGTTAGCCATTACTGCAAATTTTTCTTTTAATCCCGAAAGCGGGATAAACAAATCGGCGCGCTTATCCACATAAAGCCCGATTAGGCTTTTTAGGTCTTCACGGGTTAATGGTTGGGTAAAGAGCGTTTCTTGCTCAGCCAGCAAGCGCTCCTTACGGTGCTGCACTTGAGCACGTTGGTTTTTAAGCTCGGCAATGCCTTTGCGTACTTCTTCTGCCGCCGCAAAAGCCTTATCCAGTTGAGGACTAGACATAAGGATTCCTTAAAAAGAATTCAGAATAAAAACGGCTGATCTAACCTTGGAAGATCATGGATCTTTTGGCGGGAAAGAGAATATTAGGCACAGGCTCTTTGAGGATTTCCCAAATACGACGATCAGAAATATCGTTCTCTATGGACAAACGGCGAACAGCCTTCTGTTTGGATATTCCATTTTTGCCCATAACTTTAATTTGGGTGTGTATATGTCGGTTTCGAACCGCCCGATACGCACGATCCAAACGAGGGATATAAATCTCTTCCTGCTGGTAGTGATACCGCAGCTTATGCGCCAACCGCTCCCCCACCAAACCGACTAACTCTTGAAAAGCCCGTTGCCCTTCTGAGTTTTTACCTTCGGGAATGCGAATCGTGATGCCACCCAGCAAACCAGCGATCCTAACGGTATCAGCTAAACCTATCCGGCCTGCCATATCCCGCATGCTTTCGGGTAAGAGTTCCCGTGGAATGGATACGCTACTAAGTTCAACCATGATCCCCTCCTGTCAGAGCAGCGATAACGAGACCATTAAATAAGGTTCAGTGCTCGTTTATCAGGGGACTGGCTTCACCTAGGGAAGGTGCTATCAAGCAGCGACGCGCAGGATACGCGCCGCTGTGGGGAGAACAATTAGTAACGTAGAGCTTGAGCAAGTCCCTCTCTAGCCTTGCTTTGCTCCTCTGTTAAGAAACATAACAAGGTAGACAATGCACTACGGTCTATCAGGTGCATGTCTTTTTCAGGAATCATTAAGTCAGCAATCACAGACCAGCAAGTTGCTAGGGTATCCAATCGTTCAAGCAGTTCTTTGGCTTCGTAATTCATGGCAGACTTAACGGTAGATTGAGAGGCTAAGGTGGTATTTGACTCAGACAGGTAGGGAATTACATGGGGCTGGCCTGCCTGCTCTAATTCCCTTAGCTCAGTGTCTAGGGCCTCTGGGTAACGGCTTATATCCATCCCACCCGACTCTAGCCATTGCAGGATAGCTTTAGCTCCATTCAGACGTGTCGAACCACAAACCTTCCGAACGCCTTCAGCATTAAAAAATCGTGAATACCCTACTGTACGGTCAATACATCTAGCACTAACACTAGACTCGACGAAGGATTCACGATTACTTAAAAATAAGTTGACCGCATACTTCCTACACTTTGAACCAATTATTTTTGCTAATTCAGTGCTACTTAACCAAACTTTATCCTTGATAATCCAAAGAGTTACTGGATGGTCATTTAACACTACCTTTGCAACAGGATACGCAAGAATCATCACGCTTGACCTCCCTGCAATAGGCTTTGTTGCTGCTCTAAAGCACGGGCCAAATCCATGTGCTGATTATAGCGTTTAAGGCGAGTAGCCAAGCTGGAGTCTGCTCGAAGGGCTGCTAGTGCCATCGCCTTATGCGCAGCAATCTTGGCTGATAAATCGGACGGAGTAAGGGCGTGTAATTTTGCCATGAGTACGGCTCCTATAGTGTTCTGGAACCGCCTACATCGCTGCTAAACAATGGAGGCGGACTGTACGCAGGTTAGCAGACCGGGACTATAGGAACCCGGCGCATCCGAAGATGCCCCGCGCACAGCCGCCATAACGCGACATGCGGACACAAAAAAAGCGCCTGCATGCTATGGGGGCGCTGTTGCACCTATAGATTAGTCGGGCTGCTAAACCCGGCTGCGGGATTTACCACAGCGGTTCTGAGGTTAGCACTGCATTTTTTATGGTGCAAGAGGTATGCAGTGCTGATCGCTCAATTTAGGCTCAACTTAAAACGCCACTGCTTTCATCGCAAAACCGATAAAGATTAAATTTATCAGTGCGTACCTATGGTATCTAGGCTCTGCGCTTGTTCCGTTTCTTGTTCCTTTTCTTAGCCACATCAATTGGCTACAAGCCTTTAAAAACGAGACCTACAGAGGAAAAGGAATAGATTTTACGCGCCTAGGACAAAGTTCCTTTTCCCCTTTTAGAAAAGGAACTTTCATTTACCCGCATACGGATAAATATATGACTATTAGTTTCAATTCGTGCGGCAAAAATAACGCCATACCAGTCAGAGAACTTGTTTCTTTTCTCGTTTCTTTTCCTAATACGCTTAGTCAGCTACAAGCCCCTAAAATAAAGGGAAAGAAACGGATTTTACGGTATCTAGGACACAGTTTCTTTTCTCCCTTTAGAAAAGAAATAGCGTTTTACATGCAGGCTGCTAAATATCTAATTATTAGTTTCCATTCATGTGTCAAAAGTTGCGCAAATTATTCCAAAACCTGCTCATTCGTGAGCATTTTTGCGCATTATTTTGCACAGCCATTATTTTCCTGAAAGCCGCGCCCTGCTTGGGCTTTAGCCTTTTTTATGGTTTATCTCTCTGTGACAAAAGAATCACCACCCCTCATAAACTCTCCTGAGCCGCCGGAGAGATCCACAAAACCTCGGTACGGGGTAATGCACTGCCGGATGCCCTGTGCTTACGCTCCACTCGACCCCATCCTGTGAGCACATCGTCATAAAGCTCTGAGGGATACCCAGAGATCACCACCATGCCCTGTACTTTGGTGAGCCGATCTAACAACGCCTGATGCTGTTCAAGATTCAGCTCATGCCGGTATTTGGCGGCGCTGCGGGTTGAGGGCATATAAGGTGGATCAACATAGAACAGCGTCTGGGGCGTGTCCTGCGCCCGAATCACCTCCAGCGCATCCCGCCGCTCAATGACTACGCTTTGCAAACGCCGATGAATAAGGGCGCTGTCGGGAGATATTGAGCAAAAGACCAAGAACATCACGGTCAAT